GAACGAGGCAGGATTTGAACGAACCCCTTGAGACGGTAGCCGACGCCAAGAGTGAATATGACCGTTGGGATATCGAAATCCGCATGGCCGAGAAGGACCGGGAGAAGTGGGAGGGACAGGCCAAGAAGGTTATCAAGCGGTATCGTGATGAGCGCCCCTCAAGTGAGAAGGGGGGACGCAAGTTCAATCTTCTGTGGTCGAACGTCGAAACCTTAAAGCCCGCTTTATATGCGGCGACCCCCAATCCTGAGATAACCCGTAAATTCAAGGACAGCGACCCGGTAGGACGCGCCGCCTCTGAGATACTTGAGAGGGCGACCGGCTATGCGGTGGAGAATTACGACTTCGACACGGTTATGCGCTCTTGCGTTACCGATTACCTTCTGACCGCACGGGGCGCGGCATGGGTGCGATACAATGCCGAGTTTGAGGACATCACCCCGGAGCCTGAGTATCTGGAGCCTGATGTTGCCGATGTTATGGCGGGCGGCACAGGCTTTCCCGAGGGGGCGCAATATGGCGAGGATGGACGGGCCTTTACCCAGGAGGAGCCATACCAGCAGGTAACGTCCGAGGAAGCGGTTTGCGATTACATTCACTGGATGGATTTCCTCCACAACCCGGCGCGGTATTGGGGTGAGGTGAGGTGGGTTGCCAAGCGGGCCTTTATGACCCGTGATGAACTGGTGAAACGATTTGGCGACAAGGGCAAGAAGGTTCCCCTCGATCATAAGCCCAAATCGGCACTCGATGACGAAGGCAAGCAGAATGAAGCCTTCAAGAAAGCGACGGTTTGGGAGATATGGGACAAGACCACCAAGACCGTTTACTGGATTGCCCGTGACCACAAGGAATTGCTCGACAGGAAGAAAGACCCGCTGAATCTCAGGGGGTTTTTCCCTTGTCCGCGACCGTTATACGCCACCTTGACGACAGACAGCCTCAACCCCATTCCCGATTATGTTCTGTATCAGGACCAGGTGCTCGAAATTGACGAAATGACGGCGCGGATCAACCTGCTTCTTGAAAGCCTGAAAATTGCCGGTGTGTATGATTCAAGCGTCGCGGCGAATCTCGGGCAGATCATCAAGGGCCGGGAGAATGTTCTTGTTCCCGTGGATCAATGGGCGACCTTTGCCGAGAAGGGCGGGTTGAAAGGGGTTATTGACTATCTCCCCATTGACCAGATCGCCACGGTTCTGGCGGGGCTGTATGACGCACGGGACAAGGCGAAGGATGCGTTGTTCGAGATTACCGGTATATCGGACATTATCCGGGGCACGTCACAAGCCTCCGAGACAGCGACAGCGCAACGGTTAAAGGGACAGTTTGCCTCTCTCCGCATAAGGGACAGGCAGACGGAGGTTCAGCGGTTTGCCCGCGATATTATCCGCATGAAGGCGGAACTGATTGCCGAGAAGTTTGACCCCGAGCGCATTGCAGAAATGTCGGGCGTCAAGCTGATGGATGAAGAAGATATGCAACTCTTTCCCCAAGTCATTGACCTGTTGCGGAACGAGGTAAAGCGGTCTTTCCGCATCGACATTGAAACCGATTCAACCATCCAGCCCGACGAACAGGCGGAAAAGGAAGCCCGCATCCAGTTTATCGAGGCCATGTCGTCGTTTATCGAGCGCGCCTTCCCGTTAATGCAGGCCGCCCCTGAGATGGCCCCGCTGGTCGGTGAAATGATGATGTTCACCGTGAGGGGATTTAAGACCGGGCGCACCATGGAGGCGGCTTTTGACAGGGCTATGGAGGGATTGCAGGAACGCCTCTCACAGCCCCAGGACGACCCGCGCCTGATGGAGGCCCAACAGGTCGTCGAACAGCTTAAAGCCGAACTGGACGCCGTTCACGGCGACAAGAGCGCGGAAATGCAGAAGGCCGAGGCTGACATGGCCCTGAAGGCGCAGGGCCAACAGGCAGACATGGCGTTACGAGAGCAGGAGATGGTCGGCAACATGGAATTGAAGGCGGCTGAGATTGAGGGAAATCAAAGAATCAAGGAGCAGATGAATGCCGGGCAAAACGCTTAAGGCCGACGGCCTCTGGTATGACAAGGACAGTGGGGAGCGATGCGAGGAGCCGCCCTCGAAATGGGAACCGGGGGACGGTGCCCCGCTGATTATCTCCGACGAGATGGACCGCACGCAAAACGTCTGTGACGGCAAGTATTACGATTCCAAACGGGCCTTTGCCAAGGCCACACGGGACGCCGGATGCGTCGAGGTCGGCAATGAGAAAATGAACAACAAACGTAAGGAACTGGACAGCCCCCGCGATGAGATCATTAGGGCGCTGAACTAACACCCGGCCACATAAAGGAGCAAAACGAAACCCTGGCCGGGCAGGTGGGTGTTTGCGCGCCGCTCCCGCGCACCCCACCGCACTTTCAACAAAAGCCCACAGGAGAATGGAGCAATGGAAGAAGAAAACGAAGAAATTGAAGATACCGGGGATGATCTCCGGGAGGCATTAACCGACGCTTTCGATGCGGAACCGGCGGAAGAAGGCCCGACCCGTGACGACAAGGGGCGGTTTGCGGCCAAGGACGAGGAGCCTGAAAGCGAAGCAGAAGAACCACCCGCCGAAGAACCGGCGGAAGAATCAACCGGCGACGAGCCACAAGCCGAGCCGGAGGCAGTAGAGGAAGCGCCACAAGCGCCCGCCTCATGGAAAGCAGAATACAAAGAGGTATTCAGCGCCCTGCCGAAAGAGGCCCGTGACTATATCCTCCAGCGTGAGGAGGAAATGGATAGCGGGGTAACGCAACTCAAAACGACAATGGACGACAAGGCCAAGGTCGCGGACGAGTTCCAGCAGATCGTGACACCGTATATCCCCTATCTGCAATCGAAGGGCGACACCCCTCTCGTTGCATTCCAGGGGGCGTTAAACATGGTTCACACGCTGGAACACGGGACACCGCAGCAGAAGGCCGACATTATCACGGGGCTATCACAATTAGCCGCCGTTGACATCAACACCTTAACCGAAGCACAGGAATACGCCGACCCGCAGACCACCGCGCTACAACGCGAAGTGTCTGACTTGCGGGCGATGATGCAACGTGACCAGAACGACAGACAGCAAGCCGCGTTTGCCTCCGTGGAGGGGGAAATTAACGCCTTTGCCAGTGAGAAGGACGCCAACGGACAATTGTTGCGCCCCCATTACGAGGCTGTTGTGAAGGACATGGAAGGCATTATTGTGCAAATCCGCGCCACCGATCCGAACAAACCCAACAAGGAGGTTCTGGAATTGGCTTACGACAGGGCGGTATGGGGAAACACCGAAACAAGGCAGGCCCTTCTCGATAACGAAAAGAAGGCTGTAAGCGAATCCAACACGCAAGCCGTGAAAAAGAAAGCGGCGGATGCGGCCAATGCCTCGTCCAGCGTTACAGGTTCACCATCGGGCGAATCCCCGGCGGGTCCGAAACCTTCTCTCAGGGAGGAAATCGCGGCCCAGTTCTAACGCTTCCGAACAAAAACAATAAAAAAAGGAAGTCAGAAAAATGGCATCTCCGAATCTCTCGGAAATCGTCACGACGACCATCAGCAATCGCTCCGGCAAGCTGGCGGACAACGTGTCGAACAACAACGCCCTTCTTCATCGGCTGAAGAAGAAAGGCAACATGCGCCCGCTTTCCGGCGGTCGTAAGATCAACCAGGAACTGGAATACGCCGCCAACGGCACAACCATGTGGTATTCGGGGTATGAAAACCTTGAAATTACGCCCCAGGACGTATTCACCAGCGCCGAGTTTGACTGGAAGCAGCTTGCTGTCGCCGTGTCGATTTCGGGCCTGGAGCAGCTTCAGAACTCGGGCAAGGAAGCGATTATCGACCTTCTGGAATCCCGCGTGAAGAACGCCGAGCGTTCCATGGTCAACACCCTGTCCGACGGTGTGTATTCCGACGGCACGGGTTCCTCGTCCAAGGAAATCGGTGGCTTGCAGTTGCTTGTTGCCGATAGCCCCTCGACGGGAACGGTTGGCGGTATTAACCGCGCCAACTGGTCGTTTTGGCGGAATATCTCTTACGATTCCACCACTGACGGCGGCGGTGCCGCTACGTCAAGCAACATTCAGGGCTACATGAACACGGTTTACAACCAGTTGGTTCGTGGAACCGATCATCCTGACCTGATCGTTGCCGACAACAATTATTACAACCTC